CCTTACAAAGTGGTTTACCACCACGTTCTGCAGTCAACTTAGCAGCGATTGCCATGGCACGACGCTTGTCTTGTGACTTGCCTTTGAATTGTGGAGCATCAGACTTCTGGAAATCCTTAATTACGGTTCCCATGGAAGCCTTATCCATGTTTAGCTTTTCTTCAAGTTCAGCTTCTTCTTTGGTAAGCTTATCAGCAGCTCTTTTGATACCTGTTTCGCGGTTCTTACGAAGACGCTCTGCTTTATCATAAGTATGTTGGTTAAATCTTTTACCGAAGTAACCGGTTTCACTGTCACCTTGGTATGCAGCGATTTTTGTCAGTGGAACATTCTTTGGTGACATTACATTCTTTGGTTGCTCAGCACCAGATGCTTTCTTGATATAAGAACCCATAGTTTTCTTTGAGAGTTCGTCGATCTGCTCAGCTTCTTCATTAGCAATCTTACGAACGGTATTCTTGCGATTGTAATACTTGCGAGCATCATTGGCAGTTTCACCGCTCTTCTTGAAAAGACCAGGAAGTTGCTTTACTGCTTTTTTAGCATAAGAATCTTTTGTAGTTGCGGAGATCTCATCGATCTGCTCAGCTTCTTCACCATACATCTTATTAAGTGCACGGTTAACACCGACTGTGCGATTCTGCATCTTCTTGAGTTGGCCGTCATAACCCATTTTTGGCTTACGCGCACTAAAGTCTGCAGCGGCTTTCTTTGTATATGCACCCATTGTGCTCTTTGAAAGCTCATCTAGCTCTTCAGCTTCTTCAGCAACCTTTTTCTTCTTACGAAGAAGGTGGAAGTCATGAGCATCAACCTTGCCATTCTTATTGGCATCGATCTTGTGCTGACTACCCTTGAGTTCTTCGTAGACCTTTTCGTCTTCGCCTGGATTGTAACCATGGCGATCCTTACGGCGATCAGCCATCTTTACCTTGGAACCCTTAAAGACTTCGTCGTCATTGCCATTGCGATCTGCATGCTTGGCAACAACGTGCTTATCCACGAACTTTTGTTCGTCAGGATTCTTAACTTTCAGGTAACCTTCTAGGAATTGATTAAGCGTCTTCGCCATCGTCTTCGAATCCTTCTAAATCTTCGTCTTCTAATTCTTCTTCGTCGTCTTCCCAGTCGATGTCTTCAAGATCTTCTTCATCGATTTCTAAATCTTCGTCATCGAGATCTAGATCTTCGTCGTCAAGATCGAAATCATCTTCATCGTCGACAGTATCTTCTTCAGTTGCAAACATGCCTTGTGCGACAGAGATTCTCATGTCATCAATAGCTGCACTTGCTTTCTGACCCATGATATCATCAAATGCAGAAGCGAACTTTGTCGGCTGCTGATTCATAGAAAAGTTGATAAGATCATCAATATCGGCCATAGTTTCCTCCAAATTTTTATTATTTATAATCACGCTGGTTTCTTAACTAGATCTGGAACCTTAGGAAGAGAAGGAACTTTTGCCGTCTTTCCTGTGTCTGGTCCTAGAGCTCCACTTGTATCTTCTGGTCCTGGAGCCTCCATTGGCTGGCCATCTGGTCCCATTTCAACCGGTGGATTATATTGTGGATTTTCTTGTTCTTCAACGATTTGCTCGTCAATTTCCTTCATGTCTTCTTCAGTCTGATACAGAACATTACGACGTACCCATTCGTGTGAGTAGTACTTGCCTGTATAGTCATCAATATCACGAAGCATTGAGATACGATCACGAAGAATTTCAGTATTTCTTAATTCAGCAAAGTGGTTATCTTCTGAATATTCATACTTAAAGTTAGTTCTAAATTCTTGCCAATCTTCACTGGTAATAACACCCTTGAGGATAAGTTGCTTCTCAAGAATCTTATTAAAGAGTTCTGAGAACTTACCACGAAGGCGAGTAATAAACTTAGCAAACTTAACTTCATCACGTGAAACTTCAGTAGCACGACCAAAGTTATAGTTTTGTTCTGGATCAAGACGAGTAATTGGAACGTTCAACGACTTATAAAGCTTACGTTGGAAGTAAACCACATCATCCATTTGGCCAAGGTTTTGACCACCAGGAAGAGTTGTAATTTCTGTACCTTTACCACCTTCACGACGTGGTAGCCAAAAATCTTCAAGCATTGTCATGTGCTTACGGTCGTCACGAATTTCACCAGTCTGAGCATCGTAAACTACGCGGTTCTTAAAGCGAGTCATAATATCACGAAGATATTGCTCAGCTTTCATCTTTGGTAGGTTACCAACGTCAATGTAGAAAATACGACGTTCTGGAGCACGAGAAATACGATAGATAACCAGTGAGTCTTCCATAGACTTTAGCTGGTTGAGTGGCTTGATTGCCTTTTGCAGGTAACCAATCACCATATCACCACCGACATTTACTAGTCCAGATGATGTATTGACAACGGAATCTACAGCAATACGAATGCCCTGTGACGCAGGATCGTTATAAGTAGATCCTTGTGTAGGTGCTTTGGCGAATCCTTTATCATTATAGATATAGAATTCTTCAGCAGTCTTATTGATAATTACGTTAGTATTCTTATTCGCCTTGACTCTCTTTTGAGTCTTAATCTTACGAATCTTACGCGGATCAACGTATCTTAATTCTTTGATACCTTCACGCGGTGCTTTTTCATCGATAATAGCATGATAGTAAAGTCTACCATCAACATACCATTTACGAAAGATTTCATATGCGTGTTGGTTAAATTCAAGAAGTTCGAGAGTATTATCAAACTCTTCTAGAATCATCTTCTTGATATTTTCTGGTTGTTCTAGATCGTCAAGGTTCAGAGATACGATCTCTTTCTTGGGATCCATTACAATAGCTTCATTGACAATATCGTCAACTGCCATTTCAATATCTGGATGCATAGAGATTTCACGGTACTTGCTGACAAGTTCCGCTTCGTTTCTTACTGCACCTTCAAGATCTACGTATTGGCCGTATGCGCCACCTTCGGAAACGACAAGTGCACCATCTTCTTCCAGTTTTGGAGCAAAAGATGGTAACTCTTCTTGTGGTTTCTTACGAACAATTTCAAAACCAAATAACTCGGCCATTTGGACTCCTGTTAACAAAAAAAGTAAGGGGAATGGTTACCCCTTACTTATTACTGACCACCAGCTCTATCGGTGGTGCCACCACTTACAGTCCAGTAATCGTACGAGAATGTTACCTGGAACGATTCAATCTGATCTGTTGTACCCCAATCGAGTTCGATTGGAGAAATAACACTTGGGAAGACTCCATTGAATGTATATTCACGAAGCTTCGAACCGTCCTTAGCATACTGGATTACAGTAGCATTTGACTTATAACGATTGATATCGCGAACATTACGCTCAAGACGATTGATTCGGTTCGACCATTCTTCCATGGCGTTACGAATCAGGAAGTCTTCATCATTGATAACTGTTACTGTCCAGTCACCGAATGTTCTATCTCCAGCCAACTTCATTTGACGGCCGAAGTAAAACACAGGAATGACACCCAGTTGAGATTCTGGAATCTGAGCAGCCTGAACCATGAAAGGTGTTTTCAGGTCGCCCGAAGCATTTGCAGGATTGTTAATACGCACCTGGAAAAGATTCTGACGTGCACCGCCGTAAACCAGTTGGCTTCTCATTTCATTGATATTAAAAGCCATTTCTTATTTCCTCCTAGTTTCTTTTATTTATTAGAACTGGCCGACAACTTCGTTGAACTCTACGCCGGATCTTACAGCAACAAAGTTCAGTTGGATGAAGTTGATGCTCTTAGCTGGCTTAATGTAGATGTCACCAACAAAGCGGTTTGTATCAACAACTTCTGGAGTATTGTTTGTTTCGTCGCAAACAACACGGAAGTCAGTGATACCGCGGCGGCCCTGAACATCACGGAGGAATGGTTCAATCAGATTCAAGAACTGAGCTCTTGTGAATTCATCATTGAATTCAAACAGCATCTGGTTAGCAGCAGTTGCAATTGTCTTTTCAAGGACAATAAACAGACGACGTACGTTGATACGATCGAATGCGCTTGAACGACCAAGAGCGGTCTTGTCACCGAACAGAACTGTTCCTTGACCTGGCTGCGTGATTACTGGGTTGATGTCGTTCTTATAAAGAAGATCACGATCTGTCTTGTTAGGGCTATAAGCCAGCTTTACAAGGTTCTTGATTTGACCACGATTGTAACCAGCTGGTGAGAACCATGGATCACGTAGATCGTCCGAACGAGCTGTTAGACCAGCAATATCACCATTCAGTGGAACATAGCGATATACGTCGTTGTACTTGTCGTACTGGTACTTATAACCAGAATCGATGAATGCATACGAGCTGTTACGCAGACTCTGACGGAATGTTACGATATTTGCAGCTTGTGAGCCTTCAACACCTGAACCAACAACGTCTTCCTTCTGAGGTGATACGAATACCACACAGTCCTTACGAACATCGGCAATGTTATCGATCAGATAGTTAGCTAGCTGTGCACCGTTTGATGCACCAACTGATTTACCAGTCATGAGCAGAGATACGTCAACCAAAGATGAATCAGCGAAGAGATCATAAGCTGTAGCTAGAGCAGCAACAGATGTCGAACTTTCTGTTACACCATCGCGTCCACCGATAAACGATTTAGCATATGGAGCGCTTGCTGTAGAATTTGTAAGACTTGCTGCAGCAGCTGTAGCAGCTTCTGAACGATCGTTCGTTGCCCATACATAGCGTGAGTTGTCATTTACAACTGTCTTATAGAAAGCCGTTGTACCATCTTCGCCAATAGCGTCTGTAGCACGTGAAAGATTCTCGTAAACTTCAAGGACTGTTCCAGGTGTACCTGAGAACTTACCATCTTCGTCTACAACTACAACACTTACTTGGTCAACAGTTGTTAGGCCACGATCTGCAAGATAGCTTGATGTGCCTGGAGCTGCTGGAACAGTATTGAAGAATTCCCACTTACGTGTGATTGTATTCGAACTGAAGTTCGAAGCACGATTCCAAGTATCTTCAAATGTAATTGGGAAGTATGCTAAAGTTAGATCGTTGAACGTAATAGCTGTAGGAAGAGACTTAATCTTTAGAGTCTGAGTACCAACAGTTGTGTTACCAAGTTCAATATAATCACCAACAGACAGAGACGATAGAAGTATTTCTGTGGCTGTTTTTGTTTCAGCGTATGTAAGGTTACCTTCACCAGCACCATTTCCGGCCCAAGTAAGAACAACGTTAGCAACATTTGAATTAACAGAAACGCTAATTGCTGCATTTGCAAGTTGATTTAGTTTAAAACCATCATCTGCAGTAACAGTAGCAGGACCAGCAGCAGCACCACCAACACTGTTTCCGCTGAACATGTTGATTGTGCGTGTATATTGATTTGCTGAATCGCACATAGAAACACGAAGCGAGTTACCAAGATCACCTGGATAACGAGCTACAAACTGCGTGCTTGCAAAGGTAGCATTTGCTGGACCCTTGTCTTCGAAGTCATCCGCATTCTTGACAATGCTATCTGCAAGTTCAATAACACCACTATTAGCAACTGCGTTCAGTGCAAGCGTTGGTGTGATGAAGTTAACATGTGTATCGGTGCTGTTTAGAGTGCCATTTGCAAATGTAACAACTTTATTTAAAGTATAAAGTGTGTGTGTTGCTGGAACACCAGCAGCATTTACAACACCTGTGCTATTAGCAGTTGTCAGAATGCTACCAATTGTAACACCTTCTGGGAAAGTTGCAGAATATACAACATCGCCAACTGTAGCACCAGCTGGGTTTCCAGCGGTTGGAACCAGAATAGTAGAAACTTCTGTAGTGCTTGTCAGATTAGCTGAAGCAGCTGCAACTGTGTTTGAGAAACCAGTTGTTACAGCAGCACGGCTTACATATAGAGCATTACCATATGCAAGGAAGTTAGCAGCTGTAAAGAAGGTTTCGAAATTGTCTGATGTTGGCTTGCCATAACGTGCAGCAAGAGTATTTTCTGAATCTACTAGAATGAACTTTCCGATAGGACCCCAACGGAACACACCACCAAAGGCACCAACAGTGGTTGCCAGCGATGGGATGGTAGTAGTTAGGTCGATTTCAGATACATTAATTCCAGGGCTGACTTGAAACGCCATTGTTATCTCCCTTAGTCGAAGGTGTTATATACGAGTTTTGTTTTATTTATAAGTTAAGGAAATTGCGTTTTTGCTCTGCCCAGAACTCG